GCCTTGGATCGCCCTAGCCCGCCAGTCCTCTCCCAGGCTGGCGGGCTTTTGCTTGCCAAGCGGGCCGGGCTGGCTTAGCATGGCGGCCATGACAACCGATACTCAACCGCAAAACTTGATTGAGCAAGTTCGCCACATGCTCAAAACCGAGCCAGATCGTCACAGTGTAGCGATAGGGTTTGCTGGCACTCTCGAAGAGGCCACTAAATCACGAGACGACATGGCCGCAGCATTGCCAGATTTAGTGGTGAGTTCACTGACCTCAGCCAAAACCAAACCCAATCAGCACCAATACTACATCACCCGACCATGACCGACACCGACACACCCGAAGAGGTCTTTGCACCTCTGCCTCCAGAAACGCCACTCCTGACCGTCCTAGCCACCATGAACCGCCAGTGCCGAGCCAAGACAGGCCGCCCGGCAGCCTTCATGGCAATCCCGCGCAAGCTGGCCCTACCCCTGGCTGGCGAGAGAGCCGAGCAGATGAATACCATCATCGAGGACGGCTTTGCCCGCGCCTGCCTGGATGGCCGCATTCCGGCCCTGCTCTTGGCCGTGCCGGTCGAGCCAGACGGCCCAGCTATCCCGATCATCGCCATCGACATGCCAAGCCCACTGGCCGCCGCCTGGACAAGGCAGTTGCCACGCTACGCCGAGGCCGAGGGATTCGAGGCGCACCCAGTCTATGCCGCCTGCCCATTCTCCCGCCTGCTCTGGGACAAGGGCGAAGGTGCCCGCATCCCTGGCCTGACCCGCCGCATCCTGGCCTTCTGCCACAACTACGCCAAGCACAAGCCCGCACCCGTGTTTCAGCCTGTCATGGGCCAGTTCGACCGTGCCCGCCCCCTGATGATGGCCGCCCAAGAAGCGCCAGAGGCCCTGCCAGACGATCCGGCCTTGGCTTGGGCCACGATTGAGGCTGGCTTGGAGGAGCACGCCGCTATGATCAAGGCAGAGCTTGCCAAGAAAGGCGTTTACGGCATGGAGTTCGATGGCGAGCTTGTGCCGGAGATCGTTGGCAAGTTCCGGGCCGCCTTTGCCGAGCGGTTCGCCGCCTTGGCTGAGTATGGGCAGCACCCGTACAAGGCGGGCTGCTTTGCGCTGGTCGCCACGCCGATGGAGGTACAGGCGTGAAAGCTCCTTGGCAGATGACCTTGGAGGAGCAGATGCCCGAGCCTCCCGCCGGGCCAGACCTCGCCGGGCTGGCGGCTGGCCTGGGGCTGGAGTTTGCCTTTGCGTTCGTGTGAACAATGGGTAAAATGACAATGCCGCCACCCGTTAGAAGCGGGCGACGGCATCTAACCTCAATCCATTATTGCACAATGAACGAAGCTGCCGCTACCGTCCCCCATGACACACGTTTGGTCAACCTAACGCCAGAACGTATTGCCGAATTTCACGCCAGGGTAGATCAACGGGGGCCAGATGAATGCTGGCCGTGGCAGCGAGGCAAGGCGACGCACGGATACGGCGCTTTCCCTTTGCATGGCAAGATGATCAAAGCCCACCGTATGGCCTTCTACTTGGCAAATGGCTGGCTGCCAGCTTGGCGGAGGCCAGAGGCATTGAGCGTTTGCCACAAATGTGATAATCCAGCGTGTTGCAATCCGGCGCACCTATTTGTTGCATCTCACATAGAGAACATAGCTGATAGAGTCAGCAAAGGCAGGACCGCATCAGGGGATAGAAACGGCTCCAGAACAAAGCCAGATAGGCGGGCGTTTGGCGAAAGGAGCGGGGCGCATACACATCCCGAGAAAGTGTGCCGTGGAGAAGTCCATTCAGCTACTATGCTAGAACACGCAGTACGCGGAGAAGCGCATTATCTGGCTAAATTAACGGCTGACAAGGTGCGGCAAATACGCGATTTGAGACAACAAGGTGTCGCATACCAGCGCATTGCTGATATGTTCGGCGTCAGCTTTGGGGCAGTTTACAGAATCGTTAAAAGAAAATCATGGAAGCATGTCCAATAGAACTCGACCCTAAACATTTGGGTGATCCAATCTGGCGGCTGTGCAACATCTACACCATCCGCTCTGAGGAGGGTAAGCCGTTGCGATTCGAGCCAAACGAAGAGCAGATGGAGGTTATACGAGAGATTTACGAGCATGGAGCCCGCGTCTTGGTATTGGTAAAGGCCCGCCAGCTTGGCTTATCCACGCTGCTGTGCATCATCGCCCTGGATACGATCATGTGGGGAACATCCGTCGAAGCCTGCTTGATTGACTTCAACTCCATCAACGCCAAGAAGAAACTCCGCGAAAAGATCATCTACGCATGGGACCGCCTGCACCCATCCATCAAGTCACAGTTCACCGTTTACGCCAAGAGCCTGCAAAAAGGCGAGTTCAGCATAGGCCCGGCCAACGCCCAGCCCAGCCCCGACGACCCAGAGGCCAAGCCTTACTCGACCTACATGGCAGGCGAGACGCCCCGAGGCGGCACCTTCCAGTTCAGCCATTACTCTGAGTGGTGGGAAATCTCCGCCCGATTCCCTCAACGCTCCTCTGACATCCTGACGGCTGGCTGGCCTGCGGGTGAGCAGGGCGTACGCGTCATTGAGACGACTGTACATGGTGGCAAACATGGAGAGTGCTGGCAGATCACCAAGCAAGGCCTCGACATACAGGACAACATCTTGCCACGCAGCCAGCGCACAGAGCAAACGCCAGTGGTGATGTTCTTCCCCTGGTGGAAAAAGCAGGCTTACCGCGTCAACGGCAGCGCCAGCCTTATTAGGCCGGAAACGCACACCTACTTTGCCGATCTTGAAAAGCAGGTGCCGCACAAGTTTGATGATGCCCAGAAGCTCTGGTACCAAGGCCAATCCGACACACTCGGCCATTTCGTGCTAGGCCAGTACCCGGCGACCCTGCGCGAGTGCTTCCAAGCGCCCATCAAGGGGGCCATCTGGGCAGAGGCCCTTGCCAAGGCCAAGACGGCTGGCCGCATTGGCAGCTTCCCGCACGACGATGGCCTGGAAGTGGACACGTTCTGGGATCTCGGAGCGCCAGACAACACGGCCACGCTCTACTGCCAGCACGACCGCCAGACACGCCGCCTGATCGACTTCGACGGCGGCCTGAATCTCGACTTGCCCGACCGCGTGCGCCACATGGTCACGAAAGGCTACCGATTCGGCACGCACTACCTACCGCACGACGGATCCGCCCGCCAAAAGAACGGTGTCAGCTTCCAACGCGAGTTCATGGACGAGTTGATAAGCCAAGGCGTTACAGGCCGCGTAGTCGTGCTTCCACGATGCGAAACAGAGTGGACCGGCATCAACCGCGCTAACCTAATGCTCTCAACAGTAGTGGAGATTGACGAAACCAAGTGTAAACAGTGGCTAGAGGCCGCCACCCTATTCCGCCGCAAGCCAGACCCGACTAGCAACGATCCAGAAAACCCCATTTTCCTATCAGAAGTCCTAAGCGATTGGACTAATCACGCAGCCGACACTTTTCGTTATCTTGCAGAGGCGGCTCTGCAAGGCCACCTCCCACACACCTCCAACGGCATCATGGCTAACCTCTACTTCGACCCCACCCGCCTCCAGGCCGCCACGGCCAGCCTGCCCGAGCACCCGCCCACCCTCATGGCCTTGGACCGGGCAGGCACGACCTGGGCGCATGTGGCAGCCCGGCACGATGCAGGCGGCTGGCTGAGGGTGTGGGAGACGCCATTGCAAGGCCCGCGCTACATCGTCGCTGTGATCAACGGAGCTATGGCAGTCTGGCGGGCGGCAGGCTGGGACCGGAACGCCAGCGCCGAAAGGCCAGCCAAGATGGTGGCGGCCTGTGTGGATGAGGGCGGTATCAATCAAGACAAGCTCTTGTCATGGGCGGCTATGGCCTCGACCTACTACGGCCTGGTGCCAGTCGTGGCCGATGTCGTGAGCATTCCCGGTGCAGTCGAGAAACTACGCGAGCAAGGCGTAGGCGTGGCAGCCCGGCAGCAGAGCCTAGCCGAGCGCCGAGTGGGGCAGGCCACGGCCATACGCAAGCCCGGCCATGAGTTCAAGGTTGAGGAAAGAGCGCAGGCTTACGCTGTCTTGCAGGAGCTTTGGCGGGATGGGTCCGTAGAGTTGTGGTGCCCATCCGTGCTCAGACAGATGGGTGGCATCACGACCACCGAGCAAGGCGGCTTTGAAGTCTTGTCAGGCTATGCCCAGCATTGGCTAGACGTGGCAGCCTTGGGCGTATGGACGCTTGGCCTAGCCGCCCCGGCCATGCAGGCTGGCAGGCTTGGCCCGGCAGACGTGGGAGAGGGGTATCGAGGAGACGAAAATACGGGCTTGCCTTTTGAGCGGCAGAGGCGAAAACTCTTCTAACCCCACTTAATTACAATGTCCCAAGTCATAAACCCTCAGACAGGCACCTGGATTGATTCAAACACACAGCAGGGGAGGGCGGTTCTTAAACCGTTGCGAACCCAAATCGCCAACACCGCCAAGACTAAGCTGGACGCGCAAACCAATCTCGCCGCCGCCGAAGTCGATGCCGACGCGCAAGAATATGAGGCCGGGCAGAATAGAGAGCAGGGCAACATGGCTTTCCAGTACGCCCTAAGCCAAGCCGGAAACCGCCGCCAACCCGGCGGAGGCATCGCCAGGGGAGGCGCAGGACGCAAAGGCATGAGCCTAAACGCCTCGACAGGAGGCCTAGCAGCCGCCAACGCCCGCGCCCGCCGCTCGACCCAAGGCAGGCTAGCAAGTGCCCGAGTGGCCGCCAAGCCTGAAAACATGGCCCTTTCGCAGATCATCAAAAACAACACGGGCAAACTCAGCTAATTCATACCACAATGGCACGCTACGACTCCGAAGGATACCGCAAGGATGGCCGCCGCCAAACCCTTGGCTACAGCCGCCTAGCCCAAGGCGGGGCAGATCAAGCTAGGGCCAGGGCGAACCAAAACGTGTACGAATCCCAGGACCATCTTTACACAGATGGCCGCTCACTCCGCAACGCCCGCCTGCGCGCACAGAACATCGCTAG